AGAGTTTGGTTGCTGTCAGCGTTGTCCCAGTACAGCGAGCCAGGTGCCGTAGGGATCGTCGCAGGAGCGGTATTAAATGCGGCGTCATTTATCCCCGCTATTTCACCCCCGTCGCTGATCGTCAGTGACGAGTTTTGAAGCAGCTTGCCTGTTGTTCCGTCGTACCGGGCGATTGCGTTGTCGGTGCTAGACGCTGGGCCAGTGACATCGCCGCCCCCACCCCCACCCCCGCCAGAGGCGTTAATGGTCTGGTTAGGCCAAGAGCCTGTGATGCTTACGTTAGTACCCGCAACAAGGCTGGGCGTGTTTGTGCCGCTGCCGCCGTTGGCGACTGGCAAGATGCCCGTCACGCCCGTGGTCAGGGGCAAACCCGTCAGGTTTGTTGCAGTGCCGCTGGACGGCGTTCCCAGCGCCCCGCCGCTAGTCAAATACGACCCGGCAGGCTGCTTGCTGTTAAAGGTGTTCCAGTCGGTAGATGTCAGATAGCCGTCAGTGCCCGCACTAGCAGCAGCCATACTAATGGCCGGAGTAGCTCCGCCACTAGAAACAACTGGAGCGGTGCCTGTAACGGACGTAACGCCGCCCGAGACAGATGCAACAATGTCATCAACCGTCGCTTTTTTAGTCGCGCCGCCTTGAACGAGCGGGATCTCTTCGTTCCCTGCCAGCGGCGTAGTAGCGGCTGGCAGTTGGGAAATTCTCACATCTGCCATGACTTAACCTTTATTCAAACAGAATTGTGGCGCTGACGGTCCCGCCAAGCACAATGTACAGCCCCTTGCCTGCGTACACGCCGCCGTCAAAGAAGTAGTTCGTGCCTGCGGTCGGGGTGAACGTGTCCAACACCTTGGGGTCGGACGTATTGGCGTTATCCGAGTCGTACACCGTGATTGTGGGCGTACCAGACGCGGCGCTGATGAACAAGCCTGACAAGATCGTTGCCGAGGTTTTGATCTGGGTGGTCGCCGAAATCTGTTTGTAGTTTGAAGCCATGATGAAGTCCTAAGTAATAGGTTGTTGCAATTGCCCGGAAGAGAGGTCACCAGTCGCAATCGCAGCGTCAATCGTTCCCCGAACAATATCCTGAATCTGCTCTGGAGACATCCCCGCCTGTACGGCGCTGATGCGCTGCGTTTCAGCCTGGTACGCTTTAACTTGGGACTCAAACTCTTTGATCGCCAAATCGCGCGCTTCCATGCTTTGACTGACTTGCTGGAGCATCTGGTGCATCTGCTCCATTTCCTGGCCCATTGCCTGAATCTGCATATTGGCCGCTTGCAACGCCGGATCTTCATCCTCTTCAGCGTTCAACAGCTTCGGATCAATCGTGCGGGCCAGTCGAGCCGCCAGATCGTCCGCACCCGGCCAGTCCATGTTCTTAACAAACAGATCACCCGCCACCTGCCACAACTGCGGATTGCCTTGCAGCAACTGCGCCATGCTCTCCAGCGCCTCTTGACGCTTGGTCGCATAGCCCGGACCCGTAATCACGCGGACATCGTACTTACCCACTGCCGGGTTGTAGATTTTGTCGATGGTGTTGCCTTCCTCGTCCACGATCTTGCGAACGGGTTCCGGCTGCATCGGGTTGATCTTGACCATATCCGACTCGCCGTCCTCACCCACGATCCGGGCAATGCGCTGCGTGTCGTAAATCTTGGGGATCAGATCAATCAGTTGCCGCCCAACGTGACGGATCGCACGGGCCAGGTTATCGACGTAGTGGTACGTCCCAACGTCACCCTCGCGCTGACGAGCCAAGATCGCCTTACCTGACCGCTCATTACTGGTCATACCCAGCGAGGCGTTGTACTGTCCTGTAGCCGACTTGATGTCCTCTGACGCCCCGGCTTTGGCCTGCAACAGCCCACTGGAGGCCATCGGAGGCTGCGCCCGCTGCGGTAGCGGCAGCACGGCCCCTTGGCCGTCTGTTACGTCAGGATTGACCTCCAGATACGGCCAGTTCTGCGTGTTTGCCGTTTTCCACTGCGTCTCGTAGCCCTCAAACTGCCCGCCGTAGCCAATAAACGGTGCTTTGGGGGCCAGCGCCAGCATCTCGGCCTCTTGGCTGACCCAGTAGTTGTACATCCGCTGCGCGTCCTTGGCGTTACGCACCAGACCGCTGACGTACACCCGACCGTCGATCTCGAACTCGTTGCCGACCACGCGCACAACGGGGATAAACTTACCCGCCCACTCGCTTTCTTCGAGAATCTCGTACCCGTTGATCTTGCACCACTTCACCTTGCGAATTGTCGATTCGCGCTGGCGGGTGGGCTTGCCAAACATCATTTTGAACGTCTTGTCCTCCGGGGTGCCGTCAAACGCGGTCTGATTGCCCGGATACAGGTTTAGCTTGCGCTTTTCGTGTTCAATATAGAAGTATTCAGCGATCCGGACGGTGTTCTCGTTGATCCACTGGCTGATCGACTGGTCGCCCACACCCAGGCTCATCAGCGTCGTGATGGGCGCAGCGTTCGGGTACAGCCGCTCATACTCCTGCTTGGTCAAGTCCTCGGTGATGAAGCACCAGCGAGCGTCCGCGCCCGTGGGGTCTTGGATCATCGGGTCCATGTAGACCGAGAAACTGTTGCGAATACGCCCGATCTTGATGTCCTGATCGAAGCTGTCCTCGTCGCAATACTCCGTCAGCAGCCTGACGTAGCCCTCGCCGTAGGCGACCTGGTTCTCGCAGGCGGTGTCGTAGGCCACATCCGCGTCGGAGATGTACTCAATGTGCCGAATGACGCCGTTATAGATCTCTGCGACCTCTTCAGCCGCCTCCTCGTCCGAGGGGATCACCTTGATTCCTGGACGGTTCATGCGCTGCTCGTTGGTGACTTGCCGAACGTGCTGGGGCAGCTTGTTGATCGTCAGCGTGGGTCTGGCGTTGCCAACCTGGCCCTGGATCGTGCCGCGAGCCGACAAAACGTCTTGCGGCCACTGGAAATTGTTGTCTGGCGAGCCTGCGTAGAACCGCAGATCGTCCAGTTCGTCCTCGCGAGTGTCCGAATAGGCATCAATTGCCATCCGCAAGCGGGACCGCGCTTCAGCAAGCAGCCCTGCGCTGTCATCGGTACTTTTGTCAGGACCGTATTCCGCTACTTTGGCAGCGGCAATGATGCCGGTGGTGTCTTTCATTGGAACCGATTCCCTTTACTGATGTTCTCCACAGCCGGGAGTACTTGCAGATTCCACGGCACATGTAGCCCAGAAACGGTCTTTCCTTGTAAAGGGACCACATGATCCACATGCCATTTAACACCCGTTATTTTAGACCGTAAAGACGCCAGTGAGTAGATTTCGCGCATCATCCATTCTTGATCAGGCTCAAGCCAGCAAGGAGTTCGCTGCATTTTAGCTGCATGACGTTTAGCCGTAGCGTAATTTTTACGCCCTCTATTAGCCTCTACCCAAGATCGCTTAGACTCGGCTTCAAACGCTTTGTTAGTGGCTCTCCACAAACGCATAGTTTCAGCAACAGACGCAGCGTTCTCTTGTCTCCATTGCTTTTTTCTTACGTTCCAAGTGTCTTTTTTAACTTTGTATCGTTCTTTATACTCTTTACTTATTTTGTCCGCATTTCGATGATAGTGCTTGTTAGCAATTATTGGCTCACATGCACAGCACGCATAGGACACAACACGCCTTGTGGCAATGTGACCTCTAGGACAAGGCTTGCCTGTAAAGTAAAACCGAAGCCCTTGTTTTAAGGCTGCTTTTCTACTCAGTAAAGGCGGCAAGGACATGTTGTTCTCGCATGACAAGCAAATCTTCGCCGTCCCATTTTAGGTCTTGACCGACAAATTCACCAAACAAGATGCGGTCGCCCGCCTTGGTGTCGGTTGCTTCCGGCCCTGCCGACATGATAACCCCAGTTCCGGTCTGTTTTTGCCGAATTAGGGCAATAACTGCCGATTTTTCCAGGTCTGGCTTGACGATCAGGCAGTCTTGTAGCGCGGTAAGGTTCATTTTCGCTTCTTGGCTCTTCGTTGGACGCTCAACGCGATGGCGACGGCCTGCTTTTGAGGCTTGCCTGCCTTCATCTCGCGACGGATGTTCTCAGACACGGCTTTCTTCGATGCAGATTTGACCAGTGGCATGGCTACGCCCCCATCCAGCTAGTTGTCATGGCCGAGCCTTGACGCGCGACGCGGTGGGTGGCCTGTTCGCGGTACTCCCGGTGCGCGACCGGGAACGCAAACGTCACGGCAATCGCATCTGCCGCGTCAGGAGAGGCTAACCCTCGCGCTTTCATCTCTTTCTTGCCTTCAAGAAAAATCGTTCCTGATGAGTTAGGCTTGATCGTCGGTCCGATCAGGTCACTCTTTAACACCCGGTCGGAAGGAATAGACGCCGTGCGTAACCACTCCTTCATTGTGCCCCATAACTCTGCACGCTTGTTGCCATACATAATAGGGTTCTTCGACTTCCAGCCGAAGTTTACGCCTTTTACCACCTTATACCGCTGCTCATGCAGCCGGTCAAGGATGCCGTAGCCCAGACCACCTTCGTCCAGCACCACCAACGTCGGCTTGAACTCCTCAATCGCGTCGATCACCCGCCCGACCGTGGTCATCGTATCGTCGCCCTTGTAGCGCCGGATCGCGATGATGTCGCGCCCCTGCCGCACCGCGATCACCGTCGAGTCCGCACCACTGCGCGCCGGGTCTACCCCGATCACAATCGGTGCTGTCTCGTCCTTGTACGGCTTTCGCTGCATCGCGTCATCCACGATGTGCGGCGAGATGAACTGATCGTCGCCCGTCGCTGGAAACTCCCCGTACACCTCGACCTTGGCCTGGCTCGAGTCCTCGCCATACTCCGCGATGATCTGCTCATAGACCTGCTTGTCGGTGCCCTCGACCTGCCGCGCGTCCACCTGGCGCGTGCGCCAAAAGTCGCGCTTGGCGTTGAAACACTCAAAGAAGTACCCGGTATTGCGTCGGGGGTTGCTAAACGCAAACCAGTACCGATCCAGAATGTTCTCTGTAAAAAAGCCCGCACCGACCGACCAGATCCCGTCTGGAATACCACTGGCCTCATCAAAGATCAGCATCATCCCGTCGTGGTTGTGTACGCCCGCGTAGCTGTCCGGGTTCTCTTCAGACCACAGCTTGCCCTCTGCGGCCCAGTAGCGCGTGCCCTTCTTTAAGTCGCGCTCCACGATGTCCGTTAGCCACTTGGCCGGGACGATCTTCGTCGCACTGATCTCCCACCAGTGCGCGTTCACGATCATCGTTGACCACTTGGTTAGCTCGCCCCAAGTCACCGAACGCAACTGCGCCTCACTGTTGGCGCTCACCACCACGCTCGACCCAATCCGCGTAGTCAACATCCACAGGATCAGCCAACTGACCAGTGCCGACTTGCCGATCCCACGCCCGGACGCCACCGCTGTCCGTAACGTGTCCATGACTTCTTGACCTCTGTTATCTCTTAGATGCTCACGAATATCCCGCAGCACCTGGCGCTGCCATAGGCGCGGCCCACTAAAGTTTGCTAGCGGCGTGTTGGGTTGGCCCCAAGGAAACGCGAACAACACAAACGCTTCAGGGTCGTCCTTGATCTTGGACGACCACAACCGCGTCATCAGCAGTTCTTCGTCTTGCGCTGAGTAGATCGGTTTTTGCATTTAGTAACACCCGTTCGTCTGCTGCCCGCAGCGCGTCGATGACGCTGATGCGCTGGTCAATTTCCACCGACACCGCCTGCTTGGCAACCCAACCGTGGGCGTGCTTGAGCAACTCCAGCGCCGCCTTCGTGTCACCTTGCTTTGCTGCGGTCATCAGCACCTGCGCCAGATCACGCTCGGCGTCAGCGCGCCCTGTCTTCTCGGCTGTCTCGGCGATTGGGTCAAACTGCAATAGCCGGTTGTATTCGGTCGGGTGCAGTCCTGCCGCGAGCGCCAGCGAGTCGCCCTTTAAGCCGTCATACGCCGCATTGTAGATGCGCTCTAGCACGGCCTCGGTCGCTTTGACCTCGCGGACGGTCAATGGAATGCTGGTAAACATAGCGACTAGTATAGAAAAAATTTTAAAAAATTTCAGAAAATTTGTGGACCCTTCGATTTTGACCATCCGGTCGCGTCGGCCCTCCCCCCCCCTGCCTCCAGGTTAGCAAGCACTCACTTCGCTCCAGGTTAGTGGGCACTCACTTACAAGTTAGTGGGCACTCACTTCACACTTGGTTAGTGGGCGCGCACTTCGCATTACCTTGTAGCCATGTAGCCATGTAGCCATGCGTTTTCAAGTCGCGCCGCAAAACATGGCGCGCGGGCCCGAGATAGTTTTGCACAAAATATATTTGTACGAATGGTAGCCATGTAGCCATGCAGCCATCGAATTTTTTTTAGCCGTATAAAAAACTACGTTTATCAAGCAACCGTTACGCACAGTCTGCGTGACACAGCGCCGGCGGGGTGAGCGTTACTAGCTAAAAACTACTGTTTATTTATACAGTTATTTCTATGGCCTGATATCTAATAAATCAATGGCTACATGGCTACATACCCGCGCAACCCGCACCGATGCTTGCGCTCCGCGTAGCCACGCGGTTGGCTACACTTGGCCACCATGGCTACACAATACCCGACTAAAACACTCAAGCTTGTAACAGAATCTTTGACATCGTGCTAATCTATGCTTGTCGCAACCAAGTACAGGACACCAAGACAATGAAACAAACTCTACTGAACTGGTCCGTCGCCGTCGCATTCGGCGTCGCGTATGCGCTGATCGCGTTCTATTCCATCCAATGAAACAAGGGGAAACATCATGCATAACACTAACGGTTTGATCGTATACACCGGACCGTCGCAGATTGACGGTTCGCCGATTGTCGTGATCCTGACTCGCAAGTCGAAAAACTCAAAAACCGGCGACATGGTCCAATCGTGGATTATCCGCGCCGATGTCGATCCGGTCGCAGCTAGTAAATCGGGCGACGATTCTAGTATCTGCGGGCAATGCCCGCATCGCCCGCTATTGGCGCGCGCGACTGGCGACGCGCCGTGCTACGTCAATCTGGCGAGAGCGCCGCTTGCGATCTATAACGCATATCGCCGCGGGCGCTATGCGCGGGCGCAATCAATCGAACACGTGCGCGCATTCATTGCGGGCGCGCCATTGAGACTCGGTGCATACGGCGATCCGTTCGCCGCGCCCGCGCCGCTATGGGCGCAACTGGTCGCGCTCGCGTCCGGGCATACTGGCTACTCGCACCAATGGCGCAATTCAGGCTTCGATCCGGTCCAATGGTCGCCGCTAGTAATGGCCAGCGTGGATTCACAATCCGATGCGGATGTCGCGCGTGCGATGGGCCTTCGCACATTCCGAGTCTCAATCGGTGTAGAGCATATGCCCGGCGAGATTAGCTGTCCGGCGAGCGCGGAAGCGGGCGCGCGCGTGCAATGCGCCAAATGCCAGCTATGCGGCGGTACAAGTAAAGCGGCGAAGAATATTGTGATCGCCGATCACGCAGCGGGCGCAGCGCGCCGCGTCATTCAATTGAGGGTAGCAGCATGAATACACAACTCGCGCCTTTGCTTTGGCGCGTCGACAGCGACGCGCGCGATTTTATGCGGACAATTCGCGAGCGCCGCATGCTAATTGACGCAATCCTAAGTATTGAGGAAGTCTTAAACGATCCGAATCACGGTGCTTATCACTCGAATCTATGGTCGGACGTAGAGCGCGTTATAAAGCAACTCAAAACCGATTGGGGCAAGCAATGAATGCTAGACAAATCGGAAAAGACGCACGCGGGCGCAAGTTATACCGCGTGCCTGTTCGCGTTACGTTCAACAATTCGAGCGGCACAATCGACGATTGGATCGCACCGCCGTTCATTGAATTCGACGTGATCGCGTACAGCGCAGCCGATGCTGCGAATTGGGCGGCGCGCGAATACGAGTCGCGTCCTGAGACGGAAATTATCGCGTTCGGCCCGCAAGGCGGGCGTACGCGGCGATTCATCACTTGGGAGCGCGCCATTGGCGCGGAACTGATGACGCGCGGGCCAAGTACCGCGACGCTAATCTAGGGGGCGAACGAATGAAAATCTACACGAATGGCCAGATCGGTTTTGATGCAAACCTGACCGACTACGCGGTAAAGCACCGAATTGATCGAACCGTAGTCTATAACGTGAAAACAGGGCAGGAAATTGCGCTACCGCATAGGCGCTATTCATTAGCGCACAACTCCCCAGCATCAGGCAAGCCCGGACGCGCGGCCTTTATTCGGGATTTTCTCGCTGCAATAGGGGCAAACCAATGAAACTTCGCATCGTATTCAATCGTTTACTTGGCGCATGGTTCATTGTGCGCGGCCCGCATCAGTCCCCCATTGGCGGTAGGTTCGAGTCGCGCCAGGACGCGCTCGCCTGGTTACATTCAAGGGATCGGCCATGCTAATCGCCGCGCTCGCCTCGATCTTAGCGGCGCTCATACTAGCGGTACTGCTAGATTTATAAAAGAAAAGCCCCTCACGGGGCTTTTCTTATTTGACGATAGACACGACTCCATCGGGAGATTCAGCGATCCGGCGCAGTTCTGATTTTGGCAGATCGGCGCGATCCGGGCGGCAGAATAGGTGCTTGTTGGAGGGAAACTCGCGCGAATTGACGCGGCCCTTGTCGATCCATCCGGCCTCACGGAATGCGTGTAGCAGCGCGTTGACGTGCAGTTTCACGCCCGACGGCGCAGCGCCCGCCAGGCGGTC